TCTCGCTGAAATGATGGGAGGGTCGGGTACGGGGAATTTTTGATTGAGGTGGTGACATGGCTGCACGGCTGACGGATAAGCAGAAAAAGAAAATAGTGGCTGACTATCTGGAGACCGAGAGCTATAACGCCACAGCAAAAATCAATGGGGTTTCCAAAGACACTGTTAAGCGTGTTGTGCTAGGTTGCGAAGGATTCGCCCAAAAGGCGCAACAAAAAAAGAAGCAGAACACACTTGATATGCTGGCCTTTATGGAGACGCGCAAGGAAAAGATGCAGGAGGCCATCGACCTCCACCTGATGGCGCTGACAGACCCGGAAAAGATCAGTGATGCGGGATTATCTCAAATTGCTACTTCTTTCGGGATCATCGTTGACAAGGCCACAAAGAACACAGCCAGCGGAAACGATAGTTTGAACAAGCTGGATGGACTGTTGAAGGAGTTCCGGGATGCTGTTAAGTCCGAAACAAATTGAATTCGTCCGGGAGGGGAATCACCGCTGGAATTTCAAGGGAGGGGCTACTCGTTCGGGGAAAACCTACCTTGATTTACGGTGGATCATCCCAATCCGCATCCGGGAGCGTGTTGGCAAGGACGGTCTGACGGTTATTCTTGGTGTCACTAAATCCACCATTGAGCGGAATGTACTTGAGCCTATGCGAACGATCTATGGTGACGATCTTGTTGGCACGATTTCCAGCGACAATACGGCGTGGATATTTGGGGAAAAGTGCTACTGTCTTGGAGCGGAAAAAGTGACGCAGGTATCAAAAATCCGCGGCGCATCAATCAAATACTGCTACGGCGACGAGGTGGCGGACTGGAGCCAGGAAGTCTTTGAGTTGCTGAAAAGCCGTCTTGATAAGGCGTATTCGTGCTTTGACGGCACTTATAATCCGCAGGGGCCGAATCACTGGCTGAAAGTGTTTCTGGACAGTAAAGCGGATATTTTTAGCCAGACATATACCATTGACGATAATCCGTTTCTCCCGGAGGCTTTTGTGGAGAACCTAAAACGGGAGTATCGTGGCACGGTTTTTTATGACCGTTATATTTTGGGACAGTGGGCGCTGGCTGAGGGACTGATCTATCCTATGTTCAGCGATGAAAACATTGTGGACGATGTTCCAGAGAGCGGCGAATATTACATATCCTGCGACTATGGCACGCTAAACCCTTTCTCCGTTGGCCTGTGGTGCTGGGATGGTAAAAACGCCACCAGAATCCGGGAGTATTACTACTCCGGGCGGGCAGAGCAGTCCAGCAAAACCGACGAAGAATATTATACTGAGTTGGAGAAGCTGGCCGGGGATTTGCCTGTCCGATCTGTAGTGGTGGACCCGTCGGCGGCGTCCTTCATTGAGGTTATCAGGCGGCACCGGCGGTTCCGTGTGCATAAGGCGGTCAATGATGTGGTTCCTGGCATTGTCACCACTAGCCGCTACATTCAGGATGGAACGATCAAAATCCATCGCTCTTGCAAGGACAGTATCCGGGAGTTCGGGCTGTACCGCTGGGATGAGAAAAGCCCGGAGGATAAGCCCATCAAGGAAAACGATCACGCAATGGACGATATCCGGTATTTTGTGATGACCATTCTACGGGGCAAGGCGCGGCGAGCCGGTCAGGAGCGATACATTCCCATGTGGGAGAGGTGAGAGATTGAAAACCTATCAGGATTTGCTGGCCGTGGGTGAGGACGAGAAGCAACGGATGGACTTCATCCGACAGGCTATCAATGAGCACAAGAGTTCCCAGGCGTATCAGCTTGCTTTAGATGCGGAGCTATACTTCAAAGGGGAAAACCCCACCATCAATCGCTATGAGAAGATCATTTACGATTTGCAGGGGCGGGCACACCGGGATATGTATACTGCCAACCACAAGATCGCGTCCTCCTTTTTCGGCTTCGATGTGCGGCAGGAGGTGTCCTACCTTCTGGGCAATGGCGTTATGTTCCGGGAGGAAGCGACAAAGAAGCGACTGGGAAAGAAGTTTGACCTGATGATGGTCAAGGCTGCCCGGTATGCACTGGTTTCTGGCATCTCCTTCGGCTTGTTCAATCTGGACCATGTGGACGTGTTCAAGCTGACCGAGTTCGCGCCGCTATACGATGAAGAAAACGGGGCGCTGATGGCTGGTGTGCGGTTCTGGCAGGTGGCGGAGGACAAGCCCTTGCGGGCCACGCTCTACGAGGTAGACGGCTACACCGACTACATCCAGCGCAAGGGAGAGGACATGTCCGTGCTGGAGGAGAAGCGAACCTACATCCAGAAGGTGAGGACATCCCGGGCAGACGGCACGGAAATTTACGAAGGGCAGAATTACCCATCCTTCCCCATTGTGCCCCTGCGCAATGGCGAGAACGCGCTCTCTGAACTGGTGGGCAAGCGGAACACTCTGGACGCCTTGGACCTTTGCACCTCCAACATGGTCAACAATGTCGACGAAGGTAATTTGATTTATTGGGTGCTGCAAAACGCTGATGGCATGAATGATCTAGACGATCAGAAATTCCTTGACAAAGTGCGCACCATGCACATCGTCCACGCCGGGAGCGTGGAGGACGAGAAGGCCACAGCGGAGCCGCATACCATTGAGGCTCCCTTTCAGGGCACGGACGCCACTATCAATATGCTCAAGCGTAAGCTGTACGAGGATTTCCAAGCGTTTGACAGCTCGGCGGTATCAGCGGGCAACCAAACGGCCACGGCCATTGCCGCCAGCTACACGCCTCTTGATCTCAAGGTAGATGACTTTGAGGCCAGCGTGACCGAGTTTATTCTCGGGTTGCTTAAATTGGCAGGCATTGACGACGAGCCCAGTTACACCCGCAGCCGAATTATCAACCGCGCTGAGGAAACACAGACCATCCTCATGGGCGCTGAATACTACGACGATGAGTATATCACAAAGAAGCTGTTGACCATCAACGGCGATGCCGACCAGTATGACGCCCTGATGGAGCGAAAGGCGGCGGAGGAAACCGAGCGGGTAGAGGAAGAATCGGACTTCCAGCCGCAGGAGGAAACTGAGGTGACGGGGGATGCCGAAACCTGATGAAGCCCACCGGCTGACCGATAAGGAACTTGCCGCGCTGGAGCGCCGCATTGCAAAAGTATACCAGGAGGCGTGGGACGACCTGGAAAAGACCGTGATTGACTATTTTAACCGCTTTATCGAGCGAGACGAAGAGATGCGGAAACTGATCGGGACAGAGATAAACGGCAAGATATGGACGGAACATGACTATGAACTGTGGCGGCTGAATCAGATTGGGCGCGGAGAACGGTTTGATGATTTGGCCGTAAAGGTGGCGGAGCGGTACACAAAGGCCAACGAGGTAGCGATTGCCTATGTGAACGACGCCACACCGGGCATCTATTCCCTCAACCGCAACTATGCAGCGTACACCATTGAAAAAGCAGCCGGGAATGTGGGCTTTACCCTGTGGGATGAATCCACCGTGCGGCGGCTCATTGTGGAAGAACCTGACCTGATGCCCTACTACCCTAAGAAAAAGGCCCTAAAGCGGGGCATTGACCTGAAATGGGGCAAGAAGCAGATTACGAAGTCCGTTACCAGTGGACTTTTGCAGGGCAAGAGCGTGGGGAAGATTGCCACCGACCTGCAAGCCCGTGTCTCAGAGATGAACCGCGCCAGCGCCGTCAGAGCGGCGAGGACGGCCATCACCGGCGCGCAGAACGCCGGGCGGATGGACAGTTATAAAGCTGCCTCTGATATGGGTATCAAGGTGCGCAAGCGGTGGGTAGCCACCAAAGACGGACGAACCCGTCACAGCCACCAAAAGCTAGACGGACAGACGGTGGACTGGGACAAGCCGTTTACCTCTGAACTAGGGAAGATACGCTATCCCGGAGACCCAAGGGCCAAGCCTGCAAACGTCTATAACTGCCGCTGTACTATGCGTACGGTAGAAAAGCCCGGCATAGAAGCAGAACCTCGAAAAATGCGTGTGCGCGACCCCAAAACCGGACGGAATGTTGTGGTTGAGGAAATGACCTATGAACAGTGGGAAAGGTGGGTGAAAAGCCGTGGCAGATAGAATGGATATACGTATTGACTTTCAGAACAATACTGGAATGGTTTTGGAAGAATTTCGGGCCGCTTGCTTGCGTGCGCTGGAGCGGTGCGGAGAACAGGCGGAAGGGTATGCCAAAGACCTGACTCCTGTTGACACTGGCAACCTCCGCAACAGCATCACCCATCAAGTGGACGAAGGTGAAAGCGCCGTTTACATCGGAACCGACGTGGAGTATGCCCCTTATGTGGAACTGGGCACCGGAAAATACGCCGAGGGCGGACGGCCTACGCCTTGGGCCTACCAGGACGATGAGGGAAACTGGCACTGGACAGCGGGCAACCCGGCGCAGCCGTTCCTTGCCCCGGCGGTTAAGGATCACGCCCAGACATACTGGAACATCATAGAGGACGAATTGAAAAATGGATGAAAAGCAGATCAAGGCCATTGAGGCCGTGCTTGCCAAAGGTGACAGGGTGGAGTTGATTCCCGTGAAAGATGGTGTTAAAATTATACATGTCAAGCGGGAAGAGCTGAAATAGAATATTGCTCCCGCCTCTAAGCGTTGAGGCGGAAGGCCCGAGCGTGGGTAACTGACTACGAATTGTAGTTGGTTACTCGCGCTTTTTCTTTTTGGTAAATACCGCAAAGTACAGCGGTTTTTATATCACAGTCGCCCCCGAGGAAATGGGGCCGAAGAAAAGGAGACTGATTATGGCACTGACCAGACGAGCCCTCAAAGCCATGGGCATTGAGGACGAGAAAATCGACGAGATCATCAATATGCACACTGAAACCGTGGAGGGCCTTAAGGCGGAGGTGACGAAGTATAAGGCCGATTCGGAGGCACTCCCCAAGGTACAGCGGGAGCTGGATACCCTGAAAGCTGCAGGGGACGGCGGTTTGCAGGACAAGTACGACAAGGTCAAGAAGGAATTTGACGATTACAAAGCGGAGATCAGCGCAAAAGAGACCAAAGCGGCCAAAGAAAAAGCTGCGCGGGCCTATTACGAGAGCAAGGGCATCACTGGTAAGAGCCTTGACATCGCCATCCGGGGCAGTTCGGAAGAGATTAACGCACTGGAGATGGACGGAGACAAAATCAAAGACGCCTCCGCCCTGGATGAGTTGGTCAATGGCACTTTCTCTGGCTTGGTGAGCACGACTACCGTAAGGGGCGCGAACACCGCCAATCCCCCGGCGAACAGCGGCGGCAACGCCATGACCCGTGACGAGATTTTCAAAATCAAGGACGCCACGGCCCGGCAGACCGCAATCAAAGAAAACATCAACCTATTTCAGAAAGGAGCCGATGACTAATGGCTAAAAACAACCTGACAAAAACTGCCGATCTGGATGTGACCGCGCGGGAAATCGACTTTGTCACCCGCTTCGCCCGGAACTGGGAGCACCTGCGGGACATCCTGGGCATTATGCGGCCCATCCGCAAGACTCCCGGCGCGGTGCTGAAAAGCAAGGAGGCCACCGTGACCATCCAGAGCGGCACTGTGGGCGAGGGCGAGGACATCCCCTACAGCAAGGCGGAAGTCACCGAGACCCCCTATGCGGAGATGACCGTGGAGAAGTACGCCAAGGCCGTCTCTATTGAGGCCATCAAGGACCACGGTTATGACGCCGCCGTGGGCATGACTGACGATGCGTTCCTGTTCGAGCTGCAGAGCAACGTTACTGGGCGGTTCTATGACTATCTGAACACCGGCACTCTGTCCATCTCCGAGACTACTTGGCAGCGGGCACTTGCCATGGCGAAGGGCAGCGTCATCAACAAGTTCAAGGCTATGCACCGCACGGCCACCGACATTGTGGGCTTCGTCAACGTGATGGACCTGTACGACTACCTGGGCGACAAAGACATCACTATTCAGAACGAGTTCGGGTTCCAGTACATCAAAAACTTCATGGGCTACGGAACTGTGTTCCTGCTGTCCGACGAGGAAATCCAGCGGGGCCGGGTCATTGCCACACCCGTTGAAAACATCGTGCTGTACTATGTGGACCCCGGCGACAGCGACTTTGCACGGGCCGGCCTGAGCTACACCACCGACGGCGACACGAACCTGATTGGCTTCCACACCCAGGGCAACTACAACACTGCGGTGTCCGAGTGCTTTGCTATTATGGGCATGGTGTTGTTTGCCGAGTACATCGACGCCATCGCCGTTGCGGACATCGACACCACCCCCACACTGGGCACGCTGACTGTGACCACTGTAACCGGCGGTGATGCAACGCACACCAAAATCAGCAGCGTCACTCCGGCGAAGGAGAAGCCCGGCAATGTGTACAAGTACAAACTCGGTTCTTCCTCTACGCCCGTAGAGTACGGCCAGAACGTGAAAAACTGGTCCACTTGGGACGGCAGCCCTGATACGCTGATTACCTGCACCTCCGGACAGACCCTGACTCTGGTGGAGGCTGACGCCAACTATAAGGCGCAGAACAGCGGGAACAAGGGCGTGACCGTGACCGGATGACAAAAGGAGGGGCGGCGTGATGCTGGAAACTGTAATGCGGGAAGTTAATAACTTTTTCCCGGTGGATAAGGTGTTCGACACCTTCACCGTGCAGGACGGCAGTATCACGCTGCCTTTCCTGCAAATGGGGCAGTATTTCCGGGTAGTGGGCTCTATCTTCAACGATGGGGTCTACCAGTACCCAACGAAGGGCCTGACGGATGAAGTGTTTGGCGGCGCTGTGTGGGCTCTGGCGGTGCCCAAAGCGTTTCTTGACCTCGTAAAAGAGGTAGAGACGTACCAAACTAAAAATGGAGAGCCGGGGCCGTTTACGTCGGAAAGCTTCGGCGGCTATTCCTACTCCAAGGCCACCAACAGCAAGGGCGTTGCCGTGGGATGGCGGGAAGTATTCGTCAAACAACTGAACCAGTGGCGCAGAATAGGAGGGATTTGATGAGTTTGCTTGACGATTTCGCTCGACCCTGTGTTCTGTTGGAAAAAAAGCGTGTTCTAAGCGATGAAGGCGGCTGGGTCACTGAATGGACGGAGGGCGCAGAGTTCACGAATTATCAAGACCTGAACAGTTCTATGGAGGCTCGACGGGCGGAGAAAGAGGGCGTGACAAGCCTTTATTCTGCACTGGTAGACAAGGCGGTGCCCATTGAATACAACGACTACTTCAAAGACAAGGGAACCGGAGAAACCTACCGTGTGACTTCTAACCCGGAGGAAAAGCAGGCCCCCAAATCCGCCTCATTCTCGCTGAAATACTTCACAGCAGAGAGAAAGGCGGTGCCGGTGTGATAGTCCATGTGCTGGGCGAAACATACACTCTGGATTTCGTCCCGGAGGAAGAGGACGAGGGCCTGAAAGACTGCGACGGCTACTGTGACGAGACCATCAAAACACTGGTGGTAAAGCAGTACAAGCGAGATGAGCCGGGAAGCAAGAAGGCCCTCGACCTGCAAGAGAAGAAAAACTTCCGGCATGAGATTATTCACGCCTTTCTCTACGAAAGCGGCCTTGCAGAAAACTCTACCTGGGCGCAGGAGGAAGAAATGGTGGACTGGTTCGCCAAGCAGTTTCCCAAGCTTGCTGCAGCGTTTCGGGAGGTGGATGCCCTGTGACAAAAGAGGCGGCACTTCATAGCTTTTTTAATTCCTTCGGCATCCCAGGATACCCTTCTTCTGCCGTCCCGGAAGATGCTGTTTTTCCATGGCTGACCTATGATCTGACAACTAGCGCATGGGATGGAGGGGAAGTTGGGCTTACTGTAAATCTCTGGTATTACACCACGGACGAGGCCCCGCCCAACGCAAAAGCGCGAGAACTGTCCAAGCGAATTGGTTATAGCGGCGTGACCATCCCTTGTGACGAGGGATATATCTGGCTGAAACGCGGCTCTCCATGGTGCCAGAGTCTCACATACGAAGAGGACCCCGTAATTAAGCGCCGATACATTAACATTACTGCTGAATATTTGACCTTTAGTTGAAAGGAGACCCACATGGGCAAATTTACTGTCATTCCGCAGAGCACATTTGAAGAAATGCAGCTCGACGCGGGAGTGGTTTTGAACAAGTTCAACCCGGAAACGCCGACGGCTCCGGCGGACGAGGATATCATCTGCCCCACCACCGGCGGCATCAATATTTCATGTGTTCCCACCTATTCTGATTTGGGGGAGGATGTGGATAATTGCCCCACCAACACCAAAGAATTGAAGCATCTGGACGACTGGGAGTGCAAAATGTCGTTTACCTCCCTGGGCACATCTCCGGCTAGTATCAAGCTGGCTCTGGGCGCGGCGGACATTGGAAGCCCGGATACCACAAAGATTACTCCTAGGCGCGACCTGAAGCAGGCCGATTTTGCCGACCTTTGGTGGGTAGGAGATCGAGCAGACGGAGGTATGGTGGCCGTATGCCTGAAAAACGCCCTGTCTACCGGAGGCTTTACCCTTCAAACTACCAAGAATGGAAAAGGACAGGTGTCCGTGGAACTGACCGGCCATGTGTCCATTGATGCACAGGACACTATGCCGATGGAGTTCTATAGCGCCGCGCCTTCGGAGGGTTGACGCCATGAAACTATCTGAGCTGACCACCGAGCAGGCGGTGGACGTGCTGTGCGAATTGACACCCTATATCGCCAACATCACCGGAGATAAGGCCCTTCTCGATGAACTGGGTGAGAAGTTTGATAATAAGGGCAAGAGCGTGGCGGAAATGTACACCTATGCGGCAAAGAAATGCGCTGTGCTGGCTCCACTGCTGTTGAAAGACCACCGGTCAGACGTGTTTGGCATTCTGGCCATCCTGAACAGTACCACAGTAGAGGATGTGGAAAAGCAAAACGTATTAACAACGATTATGCAAATCCGCTCTGTTTTCAAAGACAAGGAACTGTTGGATTTTTTCAAATCGTTTGGGCAGGAGGACGAGACAACGTAACCCTTTCCCTGTTGGCTGCACCAAGGATGGAGGTAAAAGCGTTACTTTCTGTGCTCCCTGTCTTATTAAAAAAGCAGATGCAGGAAAAAGCGTATCGGATATATGTAACTGACGCCCTGAAAACTATTACAGAAAATACAGCGAAATATGCAGGCGGGAGTTACATAAAAGGTCGATATTTTGACCTGGAGGGCCCAAAGCCACTGGAGACAAGAACGCCGAACCAGATTATTCAGCAAATAAAAGGAAAAATCAAAAAAATATCCTCTGCCTAAGCGTTGGCAGGGAAGGGCTAAGCGGTGCCGTGAAAGGAGGCGGCACCAACGAATCTATTTGACCTTGTAGCAAGAATTTTGCTTGATACGGATGATTTTGACCGAGGCGCTGATGACGCCGAGCGGAGAGGAGAAAGCCTTGCCTCCAAATTAAAAAGCGGCCTTGCATCTGCCGGAAAGATAGCGGCGGCTGGTATTGGTGCCGTTACTGCTGCTGCGGGTGCTGCGGTAGGAGGGCTGTTGGCCCTAGAATCCTCAACAGAGGAGTACCGGGTGGCAATGGGAAAACTCAACACCGCATTTGAAGCGGCAGGCTACGGAGCGGAGACGGCCCAACAGGCATATAATGCTTTTTACGGCATCCTTGGGGACACGGACACGGCTACGGAGGCCAGCCAGCTTTTAGCAAAGCTGGCGGACAGCGAAGAAGATGTTGCAACCTGGACTAATATTGCCGCCGGTGTCAGCGGTACATTTGGCAACTCCCTCCCCATTGAGGGATTGATTGAAGCTAGCAACGAGACGGCCAAAGTTGGGCAGGTAACCGGCGTTCTGGCAGACGCCCTCAACTGGGCGGGCATCAGCGAGGATGAATTTAACGCCAAACTGGAAGCTTGCGGCAGCGAGAGCGAACGAAATCAACTCATCATGGAGACCCTATCTGGAACCTATGATGAAGCCAGCGAAGCGTTTTACCGGAATAATGAGGCACTGGTAGAAGCCCGTAACAATCAGGCGCAGTTGGACGCTACTCTTGCTACCCTTGGGCAGACAGTTTCCACCGTTAAGACCCGTCTTATGTCGGAATTTCTTCCGGCAATCTCCAATGTGGCGACGGCGTTCGCCGGTATGCTGTCCGGCACAGAGGGGTCAGATGAAGCGTTTGCGGCTGCGGTCCAGGGCCTTGTCCAAAAAGCGGTTGAGCAACTTCCATCGTTCCTGAATATGGGTGTTCAAATTTTGTCCTCCCTTGCCAGCGGCATTGTGCAGAGTATTCCGACCCTAGTTGCGGCTATCCCACAGATCATTGCGGAGATTGGCGCGGCCCTTGCAGAACTGCTGCCGCAAGTACTGGATATGGGAGTCCAACTTCTTGACCAGTTTACCAGCGGCATCGAAACCGGCTTGCCTGACATGGTGGCCCGCATTCCCGAAATCATCACCCAGTTCCTGAACTATATCACAGAGCAGCTCCCAACGATTCTCGACAAGGGCGTGGAACTGCTGGACAATCTCGTGAATGGCATTATCAGTTCCATTCCTCAGATGGTGGCGGCTCTCCCCAAAATTATCTCTGCGTTAACAGGGTTTATTTCAAACAACCTTCCCAAAATTGTTTCTGCTGGCGTTGATATCCTGCTAAATCTTGTTGCTGGTATCATATCTAGCATTCCAAGACTGGTTTCCGCTCTGCCACAGATAATCTCTGCCATTGTGACCGGAATCAAGAATTTGATGGGAGGAATAGTTGACGTTGGTAGAGCTATTGTAGAGGGGATTTGGGAAGGTATTACTGGTGCTGCTGGATGGCTGGCAAATAAAGTGGCTGGATTTTTTACTGGGATTATAGATGGAGCAAAAAATCTGCTGGACATTCATTCCCCTTCGGGCGTTTTTGCTGGCATCGGTGAAAACATGGCTCTTGGTCTTGGGAAGGGCTGGGATAGCGAGTATGACCGCATCCGCCAAGACATTGAGGGCGGAATGGACTTTGGCACGGCCACAGTAGATTTTGCGTCTTCTGGGCTGGCCCGTTCTCAGGGTGGTATCTCTTCCGCACTTCAAAATGTGGCGGCGTCCATCGGGCAAGATTTTACTATTGTGGTGCAGTCTGTCCTTGATGGAAAGGTAATCGGCGAGACTGCTTATAAGTATAGCCGCAACAAAGCTAGGGCTTATGGGGGTTGATTATGGATGTAACACTGAAAATTGGGGATTTAGACCTTAGTTCGCACCTATCTACATACTCCGTAAATTGGGAAGTAACTTATCAGAAAGTTATTACCACACTAGACAACGTAGAGCATGCATTTGCAACTCCAAAACGTGCTATTGTGAACTTCTCATTGCTGCCGCTGGATGATGATTTGGCATCGTCTGTTTATGATGCTCTGGCGGAACAAACGCAGATAGTGACATTTACTGATCCGTACAACAAAACCAATCTTGTACGAAAAATGCGCTTGACCAGTAATTTGGAGGCAACTTTTATCGTAAAGTCTGTCAACGGAAAGCGGTATTACAAAGGCGGCGAGTTGCAGATGAGGGCAAACTAATGCAGCTTACGAGTGATCTCTACAAAGAAATACTATCCAACTCGAACCACTATAAGGAAACAAAACTAAATATTGCCGGGGTAGAGTATGGGCAGGAAAGCATTGTCTCTGTTCGGACGTCCGGCGGACTTTTTACCGTTCCAGGAATCGGGAACTGCGCTGCGCGGCAGATTGATCTTGAGATACTACCGACTGTGGATATCCCAAGACAGGCTCAAATAAAGGCGTTTGTCCGGCTGGCCTTGGGGGAACAGCGGTCCGAATGGTTGCCAAAAGGCGTATTTTTTATCTCCACTAGGGCGAAAGACAAGCGAACGGGGAGCCTGACTATTACTGGATATGACGCCATGTTGAAAGCAGAGTCGGTATGGCTCACTCCCGACTACGACACCGAAGACTGGCCCATGTCCCAACGGGAAGCGGTGGAAGATATTGCCTACCGGATGGGGGTGGAGGTAGACCCTAGAACAGTTTTGACCACATCATTCCCCGTGGACTATCCTGTAGACGAAAATGGAGATTTGACCATGCGGGAGGTGTTGGGGTATATCGCCGTTTCCAACGCCGGAAACTGGATCATCACCGATGAGGGGAAGCTGTTGCTTGTAAAGTATGGCGATATCCCGCCGGAAACACACTATCTGGTCGAAGAAAACGGCTTTGCGATTACGTTCGGAGGTGATCGAATCCTTGTCTGACAAATTTTTTTTGGGGTCCCACGTCGGGGAGCTAGAGACAGGAGACATACCCGCTAACATCAGCAGAATCAACTTGTCCGTAGACAGCGACCATTACTATACTGCTGGAAATGATACAGGACGGACAATTGAAGTGACCTGCCCGTGGGGTACGCAGGAGATGGCAAACAGTATTCTGGCCTCTGTCAGCGGAAAAACGTATCAGCCATATACCGCGACAGACGCACTATTGGATCCTGCAGCAGAAATCGGGGACGCGGTGACGGTAGGCGGATATTATTCGGTGATCGCATCCGTCAATAACTTGTTTGACCGGGCTTGCGCGCCAACTATTTCCGCCCCTGAAACGGACGAAATTGACGATGAGTATCCTTACGAATCCAGCGATAGGCGAGAGACAAACCGTCAACTTGCTCAAACCCGCTCCCTAATTACCAAAACAGCAGAGGAAATCCGGCTGGAAGTCAAAAACGAAATTGAAGGGCTTTCCGCGTCCATTGATATCAAACTGGATAGCATTACCAGTACGGTACAAGGGTTGGGCAACCAAATATCCCAAATCCATCAGACCATAGATTCTATCACCCTAGAAGTTTCCAATAGTACGGCATCTTCCAGGATTAGTTTAGAGATTAATGGTATTGCCGTATCATCTCAAACTATCCGCTTTACAGGGGACGTGGTATTTGAGTCGGATTTGGAAGATGGAACAACATTAATCTCAGGCGATTGTATTCGAACTGGTGAAATTAGTGCCAACTATATCCATTTGGGCGGCAAAATGGACGTGTACCGGACAGCCAGCGGAAGTTCATTTGGCGGATATATTGGATATATGTCTGGCATGACAGCATCCGGTAGCTCAACGGCGGGCATTGCCATCGCCAGCAATAACGAGGCGGCGGTGGTGATCTGTACTACCAACGGCGCCCGAATGGGATATGACGGCGTGTCCACAGTGGTATGCACCAGTACGCAGGTCTCTATTACCGGGGACACAGTATTCATCAATGGGGAGCCAGCTACAACCTCCGACGCGCGGCTGAAAACAGAAAAGCAATATGACGTGGAGAAATACCTGGGTGTATTTGACCGGCTGAAGCCCTGCACCTTTGTCTATGATGGGCACAAACGCCGCCACTTGGGCCTGATCGCCCAGGAGGTGCAGGAGGCCCTAGCGGACGAGGGTATCCCGGAGAGCAACTTCGCTGCGCTCTGCACGGAGCCGCCCAGCGAGGAACGCCCGGCCGGTCTCTATACTCTGCGCTATGGAGAGATTCAGATTATGGCAATTGCCAAAATTCAGCAGATGGCGAAAAGGATTAAAGATTTGGAGGAAAAATTGAATGGCTGATTTGACCAAAATCCACGAAGAGGCATCTGGTGCCTATGCAATCTTGTCCTCACTGACTGTTAGCGGAGACGCCGTGGATGCCATTGCAGCTATTAGAGCTAAACTGCGCCGCGTGGTGGAACTATCCGCTTCGGAGGAAACGGAGAAGAAGCATGGCTGACAAAACGATAGGTTCTCTTCCCGTAGCTTCCCAACTTGATAATGATAGTCTGCTAGTTGTAGAGCAGCAATCACAGGCGCGTAGTATCAAGGGAGAGTTAATTAAAAAGTTTGCGCAAGCTGCGGCTGCAGAGTCAGTTTCGGCGGCTCAAAAAGCGGCAGAAGAAGCGCAGCTGGCAAAACAGGGAGCTGACGCAGCCAAAGAAGCGGCAGAGGAAGCAAGGACAGGCGCGGAAGACGCGAAAGATGCCGCTGAGACAGCCAAAAACGCCATTGAGAATATGACTGTATCGGCAGAAACTCTACCGCCTGAAAGCAACGCCACAGCCACCAAAACAGCGGTTGCAGAATCTTTCCACATTGCTTTCGGGATTCCGCGAGGCACACAGGGGGAGCCTGGACCACAAGGTCAGCAGGGAATTCAGGGTCCGCCCGGCCCTCAAGGCCCCAGCGGCGTAGCTGTTGCGGCTGAAGGGCAATATGCTTTCAACATAGACGAAAATGGGCATTTGATCTTGTATTATACCGGAGATTCCGCGCCCGACTTTGAGATTGGAGAGGACGGACATCTCTACCTAAATATTGCTTAAAGGAGGGCTGTGTCATGCCGCAGATTGATTTGGGCCAGGTTGTAGGCCCACAGGGAGCACAAGGGGAGCCTGGACCGCAGGGCGCACAAGGTATCCAAGGGCCTGCTGGACCAGCGGCTACTATTAATGGAGTCAATGCATTAACCATTGAGGCAGGAGACAATATCGAGTTGTCTCAAAGCGGCTCCACAACTACATTATCAGTCCCGACGGATGCTGCACCAACAGAAGACAGTACGAAACCTGTCCAGTCTGGAGGTGTTGCAGCGGCTTTGTCCAATAAAGCGCCCGCGGGGTTTGGGCTGGGCGGACAATCCAAAGAACTTACCTCTGGTGATGACCTAAACACTATCTGGGAAAATGGCTGGTATCGGTGGGGATCAAGTAGTCCGCAAAATGCTCCTAAAATGACATCTGATGTTGGTGGGGCACGCTACATATTTGCGCGTGTTGCAAACTATGATTCCCAAAATGTCCTACAGGAATATTGGTCACTTAACCAAGGCGCACAAAATAAAGCACATCGCATCTGTAGGAATGGCGTTTGGGGGCCACTCGAATGGATCAATCCCTCCATGCAAATCGGCGTCGAGTACCGCACCACTGAGCGCCACAATGGCAAACCAGTCTACAAGAAAGCCGTAAACACCGGAGCCCTCTCTGCGGGAACATCCAAGTCTGTAGCGCACGGAGTGGAAAACATT